GGCAGTATTAAAAAACGGGTATTCAACACCTCTATCAAGATTATCTACAAAACCATAAGTATATAAATCTCTCCATCTAAATTGTTGGTCAGCCGAAGAATAAAACGACCAACTAGGCGCTTGGTCTAAAAACCCAATATCCGCAGTTTCAATATAATCTGAAAATACTCTTAAAGTCATGGGATTATGTGGTTTATAATAATACCCTGGAGCGTTGTTTGTTGGTACCGTGGTAGTTGCAAATACGGTTTGATTGAACTTCATTTTGTGATAATATGGTGACACAACTCTTTCCGCCTGTTCGTAGTCATTCCACTCACAAAAATCTCCATCCATGATATCATCCTTTTTTAAATCCAAGTTATAGAAGAAACTTTTGGTTTCACCATTAGTTAGTGTATATCCCGAAACAGGAATTGTTGTGTTTGATTTTTGGTTATTATCGCTCCACCAAGGATTAATTGTTTTTGACAAATTAAACTCCCATCCTTGTTTTAGTCCAATACCATCAAAAGGCATATTAAAATATCCTGAGAACCCTTTATTTATGATTGTAAGATTAATCTCAGACAATGGTCTCATTTGGTTATCTCTATATCCTGCCAAATCAATATCGTAATTCGATGTGAAGTTATAGGCGTTACTACTAGATTTTTGTGAAACTCTCGTAACATTGTTTGGGGTTATTGAACTGTATTCTAACTTCATTTGTTCCCCAAAAACATTCTTTTCAAAACCAACTTTAGTAACCGCTAAATCAGTTAGGTTAGTTAGTACCTTATACTGTTTAACATAATACTCTGACCTTGTTTCCGTTAAATTATCAGGATTAATCACTCGTTTAAAAGTACCTGTAGTACCGTTATTGAATGTTGTGCCCGTATACCCAATGTTTAATACATTAAACGTATACACATCTGTACCGAATAATCCAGTCCCCAGTGAATACACTTGAAAGATGTTTGAATTTCTATAAGTTAATGATAACTCAACATACTCATTTGGTGTTAGTCCGTGAGGAGCAACGCAAGTAAATGAAATTAACCCATTACCATTTTGTGATGTATTAGTAATTGTAAACGCAATACCATCACTAGCCTTCCAAGTAATATCGTTAGAGTCACTTGAATAATATGTTAATTCTTTATCGTAATCATTATCTGAAGGATAAGTTAAATAATATGTCCAATTGTATGTGTAAGCACTTTTAGCTTTATATTGAAAGTATTGGTCCTTAACATCGGGTCTATAAAAATCAAACTCATAATACTGTGGAAACCCCCTCCAAATACCACTTTGTTTTGACGATTCGGGAGAAGTGTAATAAAGATTATCTCGAAATGGTATATAACCTGTAGTACCTGTATAAGCGTTATCGTATAAATAAGTGACTTTAAATGTAGGTCTAAAAATAGTACATACCTGTCTTTCATCGTCATACACTTGAGCGAGACTTACTGTAGCACTTCTGTCGTACTCGGTAATTTCCTGACTTTGTTCGTCAAGATTAATCGAAATTTTCTGATTAACAGATGGTGCACCCTTATACTTTAAACCACTTGGAACTATTGTATATCTATTCATCTAATGAGTATTTTGTTTTAAATCTGTCTAAAGCAGATTGCCCTTTAACCACACCGAAATAGAATTGGAATGGTGCTCCAACTAAAAATCTACTTGAAGTTTGTGGTGTTGAGGTGTATTTCCCTCCTACAGTCGGGTAACTTGTTACATTTCCGTCTACACTATATATGTACCCTCTAGCGGTTAAGTCATTAGCTATAGATGTTCCATTTAGAAAGTACTTAGTATTTGTTGTTGACCTATCTAACCCTTGATAATTATTCTGAATAATGTCTTGGGGGGTGGTTGCCCAATCATTTAATTGGTTTCCAAAAATCGTACTACTATCAGGATTTAATTTCCACTGATAAAATGGTACTAATTGTGATTTAATACCATACGGATATGGGTAGTATCCAACATTGTCCGAACCTCTAAAATTAATTCTACCAGGTGTTAGGTAGTCTTTAGTTTGTAAATCTTGAGTTGTTGATGAAAACCATACAGCCATAATTGGGTCTTCACTTGTACCTAATATGTTTGTTGGGTTAATTGCTCCAGGTCTAATATTGTAGTATTCAGGTGAGAAATTTACATTACCTATCTCCGAATTTATTGACATAAGTTGAGCTAAGTCGCCATCAATTCGTCTTTCGGGTCTTGAAAATAATTGATTTAGAGAATTGTCACCCAATGGTATTATATTAGATAAAAATGAATTATCCGTAATACGAGAGATTACAAATAGATTAACTAAGTCCGAAGTGTCCCCATAACTTGTAGAATCAATATTCGGTATTATATATCCTTTTGTTGATGAGTCGAAGGTTATTTCGGAATAAAAGTAATCTTTCATTCCTAAATTTATGATTGTGGTTGGAAATAATAAATTTAAATCATTTAGTGTTCCAACGTTCCCTGTTCTTTTACCAATAAATTTGTTTAAACTATCACTCCACGGACTACTTCTATAATAAAAATTATTACTATCCATATTGAAATAAACAACTTCGTTGGCAAACCTTGGATATTCAGGTTTATTCTTACTATCATAATAAGTGTTTACCTGTAATGGGAACATATATAACGAACCATTAATCCAATTATTCATAAAGGATTGAGAAAGTACTCCTCGACACAACCCATAGAAAAATCTAAATCTGAACCCCCACTCTCCGAAATTGCCAATATCTTTAACCAAATCAATTAATGGTCTCCTCAAAAACATGTAACATCCTCCCTCAACAGCGTCTTTGGTAGTACATTGTTGATTAATCGTGAAATTATCTCCAAATCCTGTGTAACAGTCTAATCCAACCATACTCTCACAGTTGAAACTTTCTATTACAGTAATCTCATTAGGAAGTCCTTCTAAGTCAGGAGTTATTGTCTGAGCACCTGTTGAAAACGCATCTGATGTAATATCCTCGGAATCAGTGTTAATTAAGTAAACACTGAAATTATTATTTTGTTGTAGTAACGATGGGTTATTAATAAATGAAGAGCCATCTAATCCGTCTGATGATGGAAGTCTATCTGTTCTTAAAATATTTTTAACATCATTACTAATTGTCATAGTTGGATTTGTACTAAAAAATGTTTTAGTGTAGTATGAATAACCTAACTCATTAAAAAATGGATTACTTAATTTAAGTATGTTAAAATTATTACTACTTATGAATGCAGCCCCACTAACATCTTCAGATAAATCGTATTTCGATGCGGATTCATTTGAAGTGTAAAACCCATTTGAAGTTATTGTAATCACCTTACCAGAACTTATTGTGGTTTTATTAGGTCTTGTTGCCGTTGTTGAGTCAAGTAATCCATAATACGCGGTATTGGTAGTTGTAAATCCTGTGAAGGATTGTCCCGCTGTTGGTGTAGTTGTTGTCCCTGGTTTGAAAAAATATGACTGAAAATACATCTCATCTTGATTGTAGTTTTGAATCGTGGGACTACTCTGATTAACTTTTTGAATTGGTATGTTTATTCTAGTATTGGCAGTAAATGTCCAATTAGGGTCGTTTTCATTCGTTCCAAATAAATTACCGAGACTATATTCATTAGCATATTTTGGAGAATATGGGTCCACTCCTCGTTGGAGTACTAAAATATATTGACTACCACCATCAGTAAAATATTCATACGGACTAATATTTTCAGTGGTTTCTATTTCCCATTTACTACTTCTTAAAAAATTAGAATCCACATAAACATAACGTAACGTTTGACTATTAGCGTATAATATATCACCAAAAGACTGTGTAGTGTTTTTATTCCATATCTTCGCAGCGTCTGATACAGTTATAGCAGTCACTACCTGATAATATTCCACATCTGAAGGGAATTTATAATTCGTTTCTTCAGAACCATAAGGAAGTACATATCTTACAGGAGTAACAATATTTGTTGTTTGGGTTGTTGCATATGAAATGTCTACATATGTTGCGCCACTGCCGTTATACGTTTCCCCACTAATACCCGTTATAATACCGTCCGCAGTTGAAGCACTATAAAGGTAATTTGTGTCTGTGGTGGCACTTAAATTAACAAAAGTCAAAAGGTCTCCAGCCTCAAATTGTTCTTGACACAGTACTGTTATTGTATTATCATAATGATATTTTCCAAGATTATTATCTTTTGCAAATGTTAATTTTATTTTATTTTCTCCGTTAAAGTAAGAACTTCTATTATTAAAAATATTGATTCTTTCACCGATTGGTAAGTCAGTAGAAAGAACTGTTCTTGAAATTAATTCTTGTGAAAGAGGTATTTTATACCTTGTTGTATCTCCAATATATTGTTGTAGTCCCATACCAGCAATTGCCTCGGAGTTCATTATAGATAGGTCATCCCCATTTTCAGTGTCTGCTGAAAATTTAACTGACGCCAATAAATCATAATATGAATCAGGCGAGGACACGTAACTTAAAATACCTGACCCTGTTTCATTTTGACCAGCATTTCTAGATGTTTTTAAATTTTGAGAACACTCGCAAGCCTGACATTCAGGATAGGTTATCATTGGTAGTCTAATCGTATAATCTTTCTTATTGCAATTAATATTTAACGCTTTGCAAATCCATCTGAACGGGTAAACTTTAATAATTGGTATTCTAGTACCACAAATCCAACATATTACTTGAATAACTAAATTATATAGAAAAATTAATATGTGAGCAACAGTTAACGTAATTAACGCAACTGGTTGTATTACAGTAAAAATTATTGAAAATAAAAAGAATAGGAAATCAAAATTCCTAAACCCGTCATTAACAGGAAACTTATTTACACTATCTTCACAATCTTGGCTGTCAATTTCTTTAATACCAATAAATTTACCATTCCCTCTACCCTTTTTAAATTGGTCAATTAACGAAGACACAGTGTAAACTCTGTTATATTGAAATTCATAGAACGTGTCTTCACAATCAATAATCTCATTAAGTCTGTCAATTCTTGATTGTCCTATAAATCCGTTAGTATATCCACTCCATACCAACCCAAAATAATATGAACTTTGTTGCTGTCTTTTTTCATTAGTATTAACTAAAGGAAATAACACTGATGGAGATGGGTCGGAGGATGGAGAAGTTCCCCATCCATACTCTTTAACGTTTGGAACCAAATAATAAGGCCTTCTTGTTTGTAAGGTTAAATCGTTTGGCTGAGACCATTTAATCTTAAATCGATATTTTGATTTAGTTGGTATTCCGACAGCTGGGTCATTTGAAAGTACTTTTTCCCCAAATTCGTTGGTAATGAAATAATCCAAATTCATTGGTAATTCGATTAACCACGTTCCACTACCGTCAATAACATTACCCGATTGTTCTAATTCATATTCTTCTAAAATAGGATTTCCATCTTCGTCTTGTTGGATTGTTTGTCTAATTGCCAATATTTGACCTGGAGACGTAGTTAAAGAACATAAGTTTCCCATATTATCTCTTGGTCTAGCATTAGCCCTTAACCTAAAACTATCCGCTGTTGAAAACATTGAACCCATAAACACAGAGGTTGGTTGGATGTCCACGTTCGCATCATCTCTTAAATCAAAGTCTAATCTGTTTACTGCAATTTCACAGACTGTTGGGTCACCCCATAAAGGAGATATGTCAACATTTTTAGTTAGATTAATTATTTGAGGTAATGAATTTAAATCTGTTGACGACCTGAATCTACTGCCCGCAACTTGAGCTTCACTCGCAAGACCAATTCTTATTAAATCTTGTGGTGTTAGTGAAAACTCACCAATGTCCGATAAATCAACATCCATAACAATATTTTGTTCCCCTAAAGGAACTCCCATTATCATGTAATCACCACTTTCATTTGTCTTAGCGGTATATCTATAATACGTATCAAAAATTTCAACCGCGGTTGTATCTATTAACACGTCAGACCTTGTCGGTAATGTCCCCGTTGCCGAGTGAGTGGAATAAGAATTTTCGTATGGTAAAAGATTATATCTAAACCCATCTTCATTTTTATCACTTGGAGACTTGTAAGGGTATATACTTGAAATTAATGGGTTTGACTCATCTATTGGAGTAATGGGTATAAATACAGATACTCGAGCATTAGGTAACCCTAAACCATTATTAGCGGTTACCCTACCGACAAGAACACCATAATCCGCACAACTTCTTGTGTAAACATCAGATTGTTGTATCTTTAACGATAAAATTTCCAAAAACTCAAAGTCTTGGTCTAACTGTATATTAATCGTTTTGTTAGCCCCGAGTTCAGTTTTTATTCTATATGATTGACCCATGTAATGTCTTTAATTTATAAATAGTTTATGTGTTAATTTTAAAGTATAAACACACTCTTTTAAAATTATAAACTAAACGATTCGAGAATAAACCTATTAAGAGAAGGTAACTGATTGGAAATTTTTAACCGAAACTCTAATGTCTTTGTTTGGATACCGAATTTGATATACTTGTGAGGGTTGAGCAAATACCGTATCATCAACAGGAGCAATTTCTTTAGTTTCAGGATTTGAATATTCCATTGAGGTTTCTGCTGAAGAATACTGACCACCCACATTATTGTAAACATTAATTCCTGCAACAGTTAATACCCCATTTTGATTTTGGATAATACTTCTTAATTCAGAAAGATATACGTTTTGACCTAATTCCCTTACTTGTGGGTTAAAGTACGCCGAAATCTTATCAACAACATCTGTAATAACTTGTCCTGAGTTTTGAGCAGAATCTAATACAATTTGAACATCAATGCTAAGGTCAATAACCTCAGCGGTTAAGATTGAAATGTAGTCATTCATCATTCTATAATTTGATAGGTATGTTGCAACATTTTGTCTCAAAGTGTCAGAAACAATATTGGTTAATTTACCTGAAGTGTCGTAAGATAATAACTGAATTAATATTTTGTTATTATTTTCAGTTATTGAAACTTTTGCAGGTGCTCCAAATTCTGATGGCATATTTCTGATTATAGACTCATAGTCTTGAACTGTAACCGCTCTTTTCTGAGCCGAGAAGTTAAATGAGACGTAGTTTCTAATTTCTTCTAAAGACGGGAGACCTGCTCCACCAATTGCCGCAGTTACGTTGGTACACCTTAATGAGTTAACTACCGAAGAATTTGTTAATTCTGAAGGACCGTTAACATAGAACGATACTGTACCAATTTGATTAATTACATTGGTACCTAAGTTTGTTGCCAAACCACCACCTACTCTGTACTGAACAAATAGTGTTGAGTTTGGAGTTAATGCTGAACCTAATGAGAAATTGTTTGAATATCTTTGTAAGTCTAATGTAGTTCCTAATGTTGTGAATTGATTTAAAGCGTCTTGAGCTGTATTGGTACCACCTCCAAATGTCATCTTCTTAAACCCTTCAGGGGTATACTCACTAATGTACCTATCTTGAGTTTGAATATATCTACCAACTTTAATTCCTGGTTGGTCCGACACCTTTGTTGGGTCCTCTATGAATACTCTATCTTCAGCCAAAGCGTCAACTTCATACCATCTATTTGAAACACCTAAGAACTCAGCACTTGTTGGTATGTTAGTATATTCGGTACCACTTTTAAGTAATACACTGGTGATACCTAAAACATTTTTTTCAGGTAAGAATAATTCGAAAAATGGTCTAACATCATTTGGACTAATAACTCTTTTGAATACTTTAGTTATACCATTGACCACCAGTTCTCGTTTAGTAATTGTATAATTAATTAAAACATTATTGGCGTTGAAATTAGGTATTTTTAATCTATTTGGAAAACCTTGAGCATTGTATGGTGAAGTAAAATCAATATCATATATGTTTTCAAATACAATACCTGCACCAGTTACTTGTGAACCTCTTGTTAATGTACCCAAATATCTTTCGTCTTCTTTATCTCCAAATGCCGGTACAGTAATTGAGAAGTCGACAAGAGCAACTGAAGGTCTTTGCCCCGGTAATTTTAGTCCATAGGTTCTTGCTATGTTATAAATTGAAGACCTTTGTTGAGCATATTGAAGGACTGTCTCTTGAATACTTCTATCGATATGGTAATGTAAGTTATCGGCTACGGCTGCATTCAAATCTAAAAAGACCGAAAATACCGATGCGTCATTAAAATCCTGTATAAGTTCAGGGTAATATGTTCTCACATAATTTAGTAATTCAGTTCTTATACCCTGATAATCTCTGGTTGTATACGATATTTTACGATTTGCCATCTATATTAAATATTAATAATAACAAAATCACTCTGAGCAAATGTGTTACTATCTACTGAGTAATCTATTTTAATTTTTGCAGTGTATTCTGAAGTCCCTTTTCCAGGAAACCTATAAATTGGTGACTCACTAGTCCCTACTATATTTTGTCCTTCCGCAATATCCACTTCTTCCATTGGGTCTGCGGGTGTGATTGAGATATTATTTAATAGTAAATTTGGCATGTATCTTGATACCGCTTCTCTGATATCAGATTGAATAGCATCAAATGTAAGACCATCAAAAGGCTCAAATAAAAATTCATATAATCTTGTTCCAAAATCAGGTAAGTAATATCTTGTTC